AAACTTTTCTGGCGCTACTCCAGAACAACAGGCGTTTTTCTCAAACCCAGAAAACCAAGCTATGTTGAGGGCCTTAGGTTTTAAGGATGGTGGAAAGGTAAAAAAGACCCCTGGTGAGTTTTCCCACAAATCCAATCCAATAGACGTCATGCAAGACGGGGCTAAGATCGGGGAGCTGACTGGCGGTGAGTACGTCCTGAACCCCGAACAAGCGGCAGCTATTGCCAAGCAAAGCGAAGTTGCTAGAAAGTTGTTTAAGAAGTTTGACAAAGAATCACGATGAGCACACTGTACGGAGCTGTAGACTTAGGCAAGCCAGAAAGACAGGAGTTCTTCGGGGAAACCAGGAAGATGATCCAAGATATGGTCACTCTCAGGGAATCCGAGGATGCGGCTGAAAAGCTGGCTATGGAGAGCTCTGGGATCGTGCCCCCTATTTCTTCATCTGGTCTGTATCAGAGAGACTTTGACGCCGCGATTCAAATGGCTAACATCCTGAAAGAAAGGAAGGATGATTTTATGGGGACAGAAGAAGGGAGGCTTCAGTATCAGCAGGGTTTAGACCAGCTCAGCTTTTTTCTTGAAGATAGAAAGAAGTACTACAATACCACTCATCCCATATTGGTTCAAAATACTAGGCTCAAGCAGTCAGGCACAAACCCACAACAGTGGGCGTCTCAAGGTTTGATGGATGGAAGAACAATGGAGGAGTACGTAGCCAAAACCACAGAGCTCGACACAAACAGATTCAGTGTAAAGTTTGACGGGGGGAGTTTTGTTTTATCTGACGCCACAGGTGATTACGATATAAACGACCCTTCTCTTGTTGATCTTTCTTGGTTTGACGAAAGTAACTATCTAGTTCAGACTCAACCAGTTAGGCCTCAAGACTTCTATAACGTCAACAGGCCCAAGGATGATACCAAGATCTTTGAGGATAGAAACCAAGTGGTAGATTGGGTTGCAGCTACGATCATGTCTGACACTACTGGATTGCAGAAGCGTGATGCAGTAAGATGGTTTGTGGATAGTGACGCAAACACTGAAGGCCTTACAGAGCAGCAGATACTAGATGCTCCCAACGCAATAGAAAGGGCAGTAGACGCTTATGCTGAAGCCGCAGTACAAGCCGATTGGAAGGCATTTGTAAAAAAGACTGAAGAGAAAAAAGGGAAGGAGAAAGACAAGCAGAAAGAAAATCTTGACGCTCTGATTTCTGGTGTGCAAGAAGGTATGTCTGTTGAAACCACAGTAAACGGTGAGCCTGGAAGCGTTAGAGCTAATTACGCTCCGCTTTATGATGCCAACATCTATATAGGAAGTGTAGAAGGAGAGGACGTAAAATACAGGTTAGATGGCATTTACGTCGATGATGAAGGCCGACCAATATTTGCTTTGATAACTTCTCAAGGAACTGTATTCTTTGATTCAGATTTTGATGATGATCTTTTCAAAGAGATAGAATCTAAGATGTCATCCAAATATGGCGAGCAATCCCTTACCAAATTGATAAAAGAAATGGTTTAAGTATCTTTGCTTTCAAGGTACTAATCCATGAACGAGGACTTTAACAAAATCATCGACCAGTATAGATCTGAGGGTCGTGACGATAGATATATAGCGAGAAAGATTTTCCTTGATGAAAATTTTGCAGGGCAGTTTGAAGAAGCCCTTGGCCTTGTAACCTCGTATAAAAAAAAAGAAGAAGAAGTTCCAGAAGAAGCTCCCATTCAGAGTTTCACCCCTATTACTTCGGGATTTATTTCGGAAGATACTCCTTCGGATTCTATTTCTCAAGAGCAACCGTCTGACAATACCCCTATTTCAAGCAGGGTAGACGCTGCTGTTACTATTGATGATATAGGTAAAGAATACTCTGAGCGATATGTCGCCGACAGAGACGCTCTTATCCAAAGCATACTCGACACCGACGAGGAGTTTGGCGCCAAGGTCAGTGAAATCAGAGGATCTAACAGATCTGATAAAGAGAAGAACTACCTCATAGAATCTGAGTTTAGGAGTAGATTCGATGAGAAAAGGCGAGAAATAACAGAGGGGTACAAAGAGGAGATCCTGAATAGACTTCCTGAGGGTACGAACCTCGAAGATGCAGCTGACAAGCTGTATATGGACTACAACCTTGCCATTCCTCTTGATGACGATAGGGCATACAATGAGGGTTATGGTGGTATCGTTGGGATGCTTTCTGATGCCGCCGTCGATCTTGGGGCTTCCTTTGCATCAATCGGAAGCAGTATTGCTGCTTATAGTGCAATGGCGTTTCTCCCTAGCGGATCATTGCGTGACAGGTTAAACTTTGCTACCACAATTAAAAACTCTGCGCAACAAGGCATTGATGAGTTTAGTAGGATAAGCACTACTCAATACGATCAGGGCATCGGGGAGTCGTTTTCAAATGGGGATATTGGAGAAGGTCTTACTCGGTTTGTGAGGGCCGCAGCGCAGAGCGCCCCATATATTCTTTCATACGCTACTGGAGGGGGAACTTTTACTGGTGTTATAGCTGCTTCTGATACATACATGAGATCTCGTGCTCAAGACGCTGAGAGAGTCAAAAACGGTCTTGACCCAGTCTACGACTTAGACAGTCCTAGTGGTGAGCTTGCTAGAACTGGCGCTGCAGTAATTGACGGGGCTATAACTGGTGTATCTGGAGGTCTCCAGCACAGGATTTTGACGACATCTATGAAGCGTCTTATAGCCAATCCAGCTACTACACAGACTGCCGCTCAAGCTTTCAGGGGGTACTTGACAAAGCAAGGTATTGACATTAGCCTTGAGGGGGCGACCGAAGCCGTACAGGAGTTGGCTAACATGGGCTATGAGGATATTGTTGCTGGCAATAACTATAGCTCTGAAGAGTACATGAGTAGGGCTATGGAGGCGTTTATAACAGGACTTGGTAGTTCTGCGGTTATTGCGGCTCCAGGTGGCGCGTATGAGGGAATAAGGGCTGGAAGAGAGTTGATTACGGGGCCTCAGGCGGCGGCAAACTCAAGGGTTGAGTCTGCAGGTAAAGATGCAGATATTTCAAGCCTTAATGCTAGTCAAGACGTAAGCAATCTCGTTAGCACTTTTGAAACAGATAGGGCTGCAGACTCTAAGAACAGAGAGGCTTTTTACACTATGATGGCTGTACGCCATCCTATAGACATGGATCGAATCAAACAGCTCGATCTCGCTTTGGAACAAACGGTTATAGAATATAGAAAGGTTGAGGCCGCTGGAGGAGACTTAGAGGCTATCAAAGCCAAAATGCTCGATATAGTCAAGCAGAGAAATTCGATAACAGACTCCCATTCTGGGGAGAGCACCACTCTTACTACTGAAGAAGTGCGGACTGTAGAGGATGGTAAGATTTCCAATGCTCTCGACAACTTGAGCTCGGACGTCGAAATTACTTCTGAGTCTGTTTCTTCGCAGGAGGAGTACCTTGGTACTGAAGGTTTTGATCAAGGTGCATACGATGACGCTATACAAGCTAGGGATGCCGCTATCGACAGAAAGAAGGAAGCTCTAAGGCTTGTAGGTGAACTTGGGAGAGCAAGGAAAGAGGCTGATGAAGCAAAAAGAGCAGCAGCCACTCAAGCGGCTGATATCTCTGGTGTGGAGGAAGCTTCAAGAAAAGAATACGAAGCAGAGCAAAACCTGAGGTTGCACCTTGGTATGCAGATCATTCCCGAAGGGAAAGTAGAAAGCGCTCCTGAACAAACTCAAAAATATTCTGCTGGAAAGCAGCTGGAAGCACATACAGCAAACGGAGGAAGTACGTTTACTCTGGATGGTAGGGACATGATTGGTCAACCTAAAGCCAGCGTAAGCATCTTCCCAGAGAGGAGCAAGCTTGTCGAGGGTAGAGAGATTACGAATGAAGATCTTGAATCGTTTGTAGAAGAAAACAAAGACCTTTTTGAAGGTAATGAGGATGTCCTTGCTGTAGGCACTTGGTTTGACGAAGAGTCTGGTCAAACGTACATAGATGTCATTGCTGTCCTTGACAAGAAGACTGCAGAAAACCTTGGTAGGGAGTATAATCAAAAAGCGGTTTTCGATCTCGAAACTCTAGAGGAAATAGATACTGGAGGTAGTGGCGAAGCTGTCGCGGATCTTAAACCAGAGGTAGATAGGGTGACAGACATAAGGTCTCTGCTAACACCCAAGGAGGCCAAGCCTATAGAGCCAGTAACTCCAGAAGTAAGAAAAGAAACCCCATCAGAAGTTAGGGGTATTGAAGGGCAATTTACAGAGTACACCCGTCAGAAAGATGGTAGTATTGGGGTTTTGTCCAAGGGGCCCTTGCTGGCTAAGTATGCTAGGTTCATAAACAAAAAGCTGGCTAACACGCTCAGAGCAAACTTCGGTGACAACTTTAAGATTGTTGTCCATGACACTGCTGAGTCAGGAGATAAAGCAGATAGAATTGGAGAGACTCAAAAGCTTGGTCATGCAGTTATAAATACGGATGGGTCGGTAGAGATACACATCAACCCAGCAAGATTTGCAGAGGCTGCTGCTGCTGGAAAGGATCCCATGGCTGTTCTTGTCGAGGAAGTCTTTCATGTAACCTTGTCGCCTTCTCTAGCTAAACTGTATAGGACGAACAAGCCAGTCCTGGATGACCTGTTGAGTCAGATGGAGGGCATTGCTAAAGCCACTGGTAATGCAGACCTCATAGCTGAGGTGGAGGCAAAAAAGAAAGCTTACGAGGCCGCTGGAGCAAAGGAAGGGGAGGTAATAGACGAGGCTTTGGCTGAGTATGTGGCTGAAATGCTCAACTACGGATATGAGCCTAAGTTGATGGATAAAATCAGGGTTATCCTGAACAAGATCCAAAAGGCCGTATCAGGAAAAGACGCTATTGTAATATCTGATCTCAGTAGTGCTCAGAACATTATAGATGCGTTTAGTTCTATGGTGCGGGATGGGAGTGCTGTCGTGGTTGCAGACAATGTAGTTGACAAGACCACCGAAAGATCAGCGTTATCTCCCTCTAAGCTTCCAGAGAATGAGTTCTTTAGAGTCGCTTACTGGCAACCAAGCTATGCGCTAAGAGGCGAAACTGTTGGTATAGAGGGTCCGAGCAAGTGGAGAGAAAAAGAGTTTGCTGGTAAGTGGCACTTTATAAACTGGTGGAAAGAGGCTACCAAAATGGGTAAGCTGAATTTCACTGGATGGGAGGTTAGTTATGTTGATGGAACAAAAGAGCCGCTTGACGCCAATATCATGCGCAAGTGGAAGATGAAGCCTCCAGTGAACAAGAAGGTTCAAGAAAGAGAGGCGATTAGGAAAAAGCAAATTATGACCCCTAAGCTAATCTCATTCATCAACGATTCCAGACTGGAGGATGAAAGAGTTAGGGGTGTAGAATACTATCTAAACCGATCTAACGTAGGATGGTCTTATAAGATCGCTATCGACGAGTTCATGAACTTCACAACTGAAGAGCAGAACAAACAGATAGAAAAGATTCTAGAGGGTACTGATCCATCAAATCCTGTAAAAAATACTTCAGAGTATAGACAGATATTTGATGAAGTAGCTACGTACAATGATGTCTCCATGCTGTTTGATGTCATGGAGAGAAAATACGGGAAGGAGTCTGGTGTAGACCCGATAGAGAGGTCCGCCATAAACAGCCTGTACAAATTCCTGGATAACGAAAGCGCACAAGAGGATTTTCAAAGAAGGCTTGACGAGAAAGAAAGAGCCATATGTGGCATTGGTGGAAGAACTTGCTCTACAAATGATAAGGTGAGTCTGCTTCAGTACGAGTCTCACATGGTCAAGTCCCAAATCGGGGATAACCCCTCTATGGTAGAGAGTGTAAGGTATGCCACAGAGTCTCTCGAAGTTGCTGATAACCACTTGCGCAAACAAGGGTTTGATGTGACGAAGGTCAAAGAGAATTATGATGAAGGAAAAGAAGTGTTCTTTTCTAGACTTGACTCAGATCCAGAGGTGAAGATAGATCCCAGACAATACGATTGGTTGTATGACGTAATACTTTCGTACACATCAAACGGATCTCAGATCGACCCGAATATCACGCTTGCAAACAGCATATTCAGAAACGGGTTGATTGCTGTACAAACGGGGTCGACTGACTTCATACCAAAGAGTAGGATAGAAGGGATCGCCAAGATGGAGTCAGAGTCGACGCTTGGTTCAGTTACAGGCCAAAGGGCTTCTGTTATTGCTAGACATTTGTCTGACATAAACTCCTTATATAACGAGTATGTGATGGACAGATTCGCATTCTTCAGAGACATGAAGAAGCGAGATAAAAATGGAGTTCCTGAATTGGCTAAAAGAATCGGGAAGAACACCGTAAAGCTTGCAGAGCTAACTCTTGGAAACATGGGTGATCCAGAGGCTATACCAATGGATAGCAATATGAAGGATCAGTTCAACATATACAGGGGTAAGTTCGATCTGACCGACTATTCCGAGGGGCTTGTTATACCAGAGGCTGTCCGCACAAACGTCATATCCAGAATGAGGTCTCTAGGTAGAGATGTGAATTCAGCGATGACTGACGCAGAGATATTCGACGAGATAAGAAAGATGAAGGCTAGTGGCGATAACGCCTTGATAGCCAGAGGTAAGGAGTTTTACGCCCAACTGGTCGGAAATAACATAGTTCAGCTAAGAGACTTCTCAGCTGAAGAGATACGCGAAGCGCAGAGATTTGTAAGGTCTGTAGCAAAGAATTTGGGGATCACACCATTCCAAGCTCAACAGCTTATGTATATAGACGGTATCCACACTTGGAATTTGTACAAGAAGGGTGAGTTCATGGTGAGTGATTACAAGTCGGCTCAAGAAAGAAACCTCGATGTCGACATCACCGCCCCGATCGAAAGGTCCGCACTGACGCCTCCAGGAACTCAGCTAGATCTGTTTAGCGAGGAGATCCCTATCGAATCTACGCGATTCCCACTTCCTGGTCGTAGAATGGTGGGAGCTGCTAAAGACGGCAACGCTATTGATAACGAGCTGTATAGAGAAAGGAATACTGAAGTTGGAACTAAAGTGAGGGTAAGAGGCCAAGAGGTAAACCTTACTCAAGAAGCTGTTGATAATGCGCTTTCTACAGACGCTACTTCAAGAAGAATTATAGGTAAAGAGATTCAAATTACTGAAGGTCAAAGAGTTGGGGTTAGACTAAACCTCAACGTCATGAAGAACACGGGGGTTCCAGTACAAACCCTGCACGACAAGACAGCTTCAGGAGAAGCGCTGCAATATGCTCCAGCTGTGACTGTTAAGAACGCCGAGCTGTATGTAAATCAAAACGCCAGAAATAAGATTGTCACATTCCAAGAGAATAAGTTCCCCATGGCTAGTGTTAACGGGGAGTTTGTTGCTTCTGGAACCGATCTGGACTACAGTGGAGTGAAGGCTGTGTTCAATCCGTTCCGTCACAATGTGTTTGTTGATATGGCTGGAAGGCCAATAAAGACTGCTGAAGAAGCGACCATTGTGGGTGGAAGCGTATACCTGAGAGGTAAGATTGAATATTATGATATGTCAGATCCAGTTCTTGAGTCTGGAAGAATAGAGACTGAAGAGCAGAGGAACAAAAGGCTGAAGAGAGGCCCGAAGTACGATAAGGCAATCAACAGATTCATTGGGTACTCCAAGAGTCAGGGGATAGAATATGATAGCAGACAGGAGGCTGAAGTCGCATACGACAACATGACTATCCCGTCAGAGGTGGCCTTGAACGAGTCGCAGGTTGCAGAGAATATGGCGACAGCCATGGAGAGAGCAGCTATAGCCAACTTCACAAAGAAAGGTATGCGTATGCGTCAGACGGCTTCTAAAGCCGCTAGAAAGTACACAGACGTAAAAGCTGACATAGTAAACAACCCAGCCAACTACATAGTGCCTCAGAAGATAGGGGAGATAAAAGACAGGCTCCAAGACATGACCGACCAGGACCTTGTCGATATCATGACCGACGAGGCTATCGGTAGACTATCCCAGAGGAATGACGACATTGGAGTGCTGGCTGGATCTGAAATGATTAGGAGGGCTGTAGCGCGGGGAGAAGTGGAACGCATCCCTGCAATCATTGCAGAGCTGGCAGCCATGGGGACCACTGCTGGTAGGATACTTAGGCACTTCAGAGAGCTCAAGTCAGCCACACCAGCTGGTCTCGCTGCTACCATTAAGTCTTCTGTTGAAGCAGCTGGAAACACTCTCACTGAGTCACAAGAAAACCAGCTAAATCAACTCACTCTTGATCTCTTCCAGCAACAATCTATAGTGGAAGATTTCATGCGTAGAGCTATAGGGGGTGAGGAAGTTGATTCTGAGCTTGAGGCCGAGGTAAAAAAGCTGAAAGCACTTGAGCGTCAACTAGATACACTTGCAAACAGGGTTATAGAAAAGGGTTGGGGAGATATCTTTGGTCAACTCATACAGGGCAACTTGTTGACTACAATGTCTCAGGCCTTGAACGTGGCGGCCAACATGGTTAATGCGGTAGGCAATGTGGCTGTAGGAACGATCTCTCTACCTGTTGAGGCTGCATACGTCAAGGTTGGTAACATCTTGGGTAAGAACCTTGAGATGCGAAGACGGCCTAGCTTGATGGCATATATGTATGCTGTAAGAAAGTTCGGGGAAGGGTTTGTTGAGTCATCTGATACGTTTATGACTGGTCAGGAAAAGGATGTCTCCGAATGGAGAGTCAACAGAGGTTTGGCCCCATTCAGATCTTTCTTGGCGGCTTGGAACAAGGACCTCCCAATGGGTCCTGACGGAAAAGGAAGTGCTTCGCAAAGGGCTAAGTTGTTTGTTCAGGGAACGCTCGGCATACCAGCAGAGGTCATGTTCAGGATGCTGTCTTTTGGGGACATTCCTTTCAGAAGATACGCAGAAGGTTTGTACCTGTATCAGACTGGACTCAACATGGGCCTTGAGGGTGAAGCTTTGGCTAGGTTCCTGAAGTACCCAACCAAAGAGCAATTATCTAAAGCTCAGGTTGAGGGAAGGAAATTGACCTTCCAAGAAGAGACCATTGCAAGCAGGACGACCAACCGAGTAATCTCGACCATGGAGAGGGTTACGGCTGAAGCTTTGGATGCTATTCCAGGAGTCAATGGCACTGTATTCGCTAAGAGTCTGTTTAGGGCTATGGTTCCGTTTAGGTCTACTCCTGCCAACATACTTTACGAAACGTTTACTTGGGTCAACCCTTACGTTGGTATCGTAAAGATGTCGGGTGAGATTAGCAAGGGTAATACGGAAGAGGCCTCGAAGACGATGGCTAAGATGATGCTGGGGGCTGTAACCATGGAGGCGGCCATCATGATGATTAAAGAGGGTATTATCTCTGGTGCGATTCAGTGGGATGAAGACGAAGAGAGAAACATAGCTTATGATGTATTCCCTCCGACCAGCATTAATGTTTCAGCCCTTGATAGGCTTATCAAAGGTGAGGATCCATCAAAGCAAAAAGACGATAGATTCGTTAAGTACGACAAGCTCGGAATGATTGGAGCCATCCTTGCTACGTCTGTCCAATCTGTCGATATGAGCGATGTCTCTGATATCAAATCAGATAAATACAGCGGCCCAATAGACTTCTTTACTGATGCCGTTACTGGTTTCTTTGGCTTGAACTCGTTTGCCGCAGTGTCTACTATGATGGAACAGAGCTTTGTGCAGGGATTGAATGGATTCCTGAAGGTGCTGACTGGAGACGATGTAGAGCGCAATATGGAGAACCTTGTGAACTCCCTGTTCCAGGCTGGTAGTGCAGCTGTTCTCCCGAACCAAATGAGCGCGTTCTATCGCGCTGAAAGAGAATTCTTGCCCGATACCAGAACCACGAAGGATATGAGCACCACGGAGCGAATCCTCAAGAAGTTCGAGTACACCATCAAGGATAGAACTTTCGGTCTGGCTGATCATCCGATTCGTATCAATTGGAAGGGTGAACCTATCTCTCAGACGCCAAGGGGGGCAGGGTCGATTGCATATCAGTTGTTCGATATCACCAAGTCCAGACAGGGCACGGCAGATCCGCTTTCAAATGAAATCTGGAGGCTGTACGAACAGACTGAAGACCTTACCGACTTGTGTGGAACCCCATCCTATGCGGCTAAGAGATCGCTTAATGTCCCAGACATAAAGAGCAAGAGGGAGCTGAAAGCGGCTCAAGCAATAGGAAAAAGATACACGTGGATGGACGACGATGAGTTCATGTCTGAGCGCGTATACCTGAACGTCGAACAGATAAACAGACTCATGGAGGCAGCTGGAAAGCAGAGATACAGAGATGCGGCTGAGGTGATTCAGGGTCAGGATTATCAGAGGGCATCCGATGAAAAGAGGGTTGAGATGCTGAACGATGTCGCAGAGAAGTACGCTAGTTCAAAATCCTATGAGGACGGAAGGTTCATGAACCACACTGTGGTCTTGTTCGACATCCTTCAAGAAATCTACGATGGCAGAGAATAAGAGATTTAAGGACACAAAGGCTGGGAAGTGGATTAAAGAGAAGCTCCCTCAGGTTGCTGACAAGTTCGGGGACTTGTTGCCCGATCAGGGGATGCTGGGGATCATAAAGAGAGTTGTAGATGGTAGCCCAGAGCTTACGGCCCAAGAAAAGCTGGAGTTTGACAGGCTGGCTGTAGAGGCAGAAAGGATCGCGCAGGACAATGTGACGAGGAGATGGGAGGCAGACGCAAAGTCAGACGTTAAACTAGCAAAGTATATACGCCCAGCAACTTTGATTACCTTGACTATATTCTATATGACCTTAACGGTTTGGGATGGGGTTGATCAATCCTTTATGCCTCCTGAGAATTACATAGACTTGCTGGAAGTTCTTATGCTGGCTGTATTCGGGGCGTATTTCGCTGGTCGAACGATAGAAAAGGTCAGAAAATAAGAGAGGCCCCGAAGGGCCCCTCTAAGGTTAGCGAATTACCCCGCACTATCTCGGTGTAACGTTGCTAAGATAATACAACTGGCTTATCCAGCACTCACTTATCGGACGGGACATGCTCCAGTATCGCAGTTGTCGATCTGTACCTCATCGAGCGTAATGCTATCGATGGTGGTGATCGGGATTACACTTGCTTTCATATCATCGTACTCCTCCTTAGTGATTTCTTCCAGCGGAGCCTGATCGAATCCGTGGTCACTATGTAGCAAAAAAGAAACAGACTTCACGTTGTGGTAGTTATCGTGCAACCACCAACGGATAGCCTCCAGTTCCTCCTTGCGGTAGTAGATGGTCACGCTAACGCTATTGTCGCTCCACTCCATCTGAAGCCTTTTGATTACCTCCAACTGATCCTCAGCGGACATATCGGTTGCAAACTTGGTGCCTTCAGGAAAGGAGCAAGGGAAAGAAACAACGACAGTAGAGTGATCTTCGGTTCCGTCAAAGTTCCGTACATACTCTACGCCATACCCGTGGCTCCGAGCAACTCGTGCCAGCTCGCTATCTGCCGCCATTCGGATTCTTCTAATGTAATATTGGGAATATCCAGGGTGTGCGCCAGGTGTAACCCCAGCAAGAAGTGACAGCGTTCCAGAGGGTTTAATTGTAGTAAGCTTGATGGAATTAGGGAAACCATTGATCTTTGAGTATTCTTTATCGTATGCACGAAGGTACGTATACGCTACGTCAAGCCAGTCTTTTTGCTGTTCACTAGCTTGAAGGTATCCAGTAATCCCAATCCCCATCCTCATATTCTTGTGGACGATTTTTTCGGTCTCTTTCAGGGCGCAAGGTATGGCGAGACTATGCTTGTTGATCCTGTATAGGTATCGCAACACCTTCTTCAACTCATCGAAGCTCTCGATATTTGGGAGGTACACCTCTGCCAGACAGCAGGTCTCGAAGTTCGCCAGACTCTGTTCTGCGCAAGGATTGTACCCTTGAACATCAGGGTCTGGGTAATCGTAATCTCCAGTCCTCCCCATCTTTCTAGATGCTTCGAGATTGATCAGTCCATACGGCTCTCCATTGCCATTGTACCCCTCCCAAAACTCGTCAGGGAGCTTCCCGATATCGTCGCACACTACAGAGTTATTGGACATGGCTCTCCAGTTAGGGATACCGCCAAGGTCCCAACGCTTAGCTCGTAGGTATTCAAGATCATCGTAGTCGCCGATGGCGATTTGCGCTGACCTACGGACATTCCCTGCCACCACGATCTTTCCTATGATGTTCATGATGTCGAGACAGTCCACGCTGGACAGTCGACGACCAGCCTTGGCATTCAGGATCTTGTTAATCTCCATCATACCCCACACCAGGTCCTCGCTACCGCTGGCAGTACCGCCGAACCCCTTGATCTTCGCACCCTTCGGGCGGATGAGGTGAGTGGCGAACGTGAAGTCCTCGCATGTGCCATCCTGCCAGAAGTGAGACTCGATGACCCGCTCAAGGAGCTGAACCCACCCTTCGCGAGAGTCAGGTACGATAAAATCAGCATCGTTTTTGTCCTTCCTCTCGATGTTTACCTTTTGGTGCCCGACCTTCGGAAGTTGGTATACATTCTCCCTTTGGATGTTGAACCCGACTCCACTTCCGAGCATGAGCATCTCGAACGCCCAAGTAAAGGGTCGGATGGGTTCGTCAACAACCACAAACGCACAGTTTTGGAGGGATGGCAACCCCAGACGATCTACGGTTTTGGTGCCGAGTTGCCACAAGAACCTACCAGCAACTGTGCCTTTGAGGTCAAGCATGATGTTCCTGAGCTCCTCTTTCTCGTGATCGAGGAACCCGCAGTTGAGTTGTTCGTTACATGCCTCGACAACGCGATTGACAGTGTCAGGCCACTCCTCAGTTTTGCCTTCTTCGGTAGGTCTTGCATACGTTCGCTTGAACGTGGGGTATCCTACCTCACCCCATGGAGTAAGTTTTTCTGTGCTCATGATTTTTTTTTCGGAAAGGCCTACAAGATACTCAATAGTCGGTGAAGTATTTCCATACTCGATACGACTCTAATAACCTGAGATCCCGTAGGATAAGTTTTGTTATGACGTCTTGCCTGTCTTTGCGAGTGTAAAGTTTTCGGTAGGCATCGCGTTTATGCGCTACCACTTCAAGTTCAACATTCTGATCGACCCACTCTTTTAGTTCCAGCCTGTCGACCACTGAGAAACCACCTTCTTCAGGCATGTCGAATGCTATTATCTTGGCACCTCCATGCAACCATCCAGTGTTTCCCCTTACGTTTTTCAACTCTACCCATATTTCGTCGGGCAGGTTGTTCCCTTTTACATCTACACCCCAGTGGCCTTTGCTGTCGTAGGCCAACCAATAGTCTACATGCCTTTTGATGTCGTCCTCTCTTGAGGATTTCACTACTGTTAGTCCGAGCGCTTCTGACGCTCTCACGAACCTAACCTCAGCTACTCTCCCCGTCGAACCTGAGTATGCCCTCCGTTTGGGACTCAGCATAAGACTCGTAAAATTGGTTAGAAGCTTCTCGAACTAGGTCTAGCTCATAATTAATCTGCTGTCTTACCTTCTGAGTCAGCTCGATCACATAACCTGGGTGACGCTTCGGGTCCCCCTCCCTGTTGAACAGGTCCTCGTAGAAGTTCGAGATCAGGCGATGCATCCTTTCGGTTGCTACGCCGTAAGCCCTTCCTACGTCTTCCTTTGTTACTTGATTCATGGCTTTTTATAATCCTTACAGCGTGTTCTATCTGCTGTCTATTCTTACAAATAAACAACATCGGAAGCGGTTTTCCAAGCTCTGTCAAGTATTTCATAAAAAGCTTCCACCTCATAGGGAAGTCATGGTGTGAGTGGAGATACCCTTTGGTCTCAATTATCCAACTCTCATCCTTGGCAACGAAATCGGGCTTGTAGCGTATAGGGAGTGCAACGCTGTTACTTCGATCTGACATCTCCTTTGATTTGGACGTCATCTTCCAGTAAACTCCTTCGTACCTGAATTTCTCCATGAGTAAGTACTCGTGCTCCTCATAGGAGAAAGATATCCCAGATTCAGCGAGAAGGTCAGCGCACTGTTTCTCAAGTCCGCTCTTATACCTTCCTAATTCCCTCTTCTTGGCAGACTTCCTCTTTGGAGTCTGTCCTCTCTTTCGCTTCACAAGGGAAAGGTACAGCTTATTTTAATGCGAAGTCTTCATTTGGGGACAACTTAAAAGTTTTGTAGTTAGTGAATTCATGACCAATGGGTTGGAACAGCTTTTCCTGTGAATAATTAGACCTGAACGCTGTCATCGAGGTGTCCATGGTGAATGTAACTGGCTCGTCAAGAGACGTAGGCATACCTCCAGTTTCGACATCTCGAACCTTCCGAACATGGAATTCAGTTGTTTTTTTGATGTTGTTGTCTGGGGCTTGTACTTTCCTATGGATCGTGATGAAGCAGTCTGCTCGGTTGACGAACTTACCTCCACCCTCGGTGTCTTCTGCATAAGGGGCTACAGGAAGCCCGTCATCACCTTTGCGACGCTGAGCCTCGGTAACTGCATGCATGTTCAACCATACCGCTACATCATTGGCATTGGCGAATGTCAAGAATTCTGAGGCGGCTTGGTAATGGTAGTCATGACTGTTGCCCTGGCCCGATAGCTCCAGCTTGAGGCTGTTGTATGGGTCAACGAGGACAGCATCGTACTTCTGCTGACGCATAATCTTCTCAAGAAAAATCAGAATATCACTATAGCTGTATACCTGATTGTTGCTGATCACCGTGAAGTGCTGGTTCACCCATGTGTAGGCCACCTTTCGCTGGTCATAAGTCATGTCACCGATCTTTCGGTTGGTGGCGAATTGCATGAGCGTCATCTTCAGGGATGCCGTGCGGTTCTCCGAGGAGTATACCACCCACTTCCAATTGTGTCGTCGTGCGGCATTTACCATCAGGTAAAGCATCATGGTAGTCTTACCTACGTTACTGTGTCCGTTGATGATGACAAACTCCTTTTTATATCTGAAGTAGTTATCAAGGTTGGCATCTCCAGTGTCCAATCCGACTTGGATTCTTCCGTTGGCGTAATCATCGATCCACCTGAAGTCTTCATCGTCTGATGAGATGAATGACATATCTCCATCATTGATGAGAAGCTCACGTTGAGCATCTTGCTCAGCACCGATGGTGTCCCTGATTGGGTCTCGTTTACCCTGCTCAATTCCCTCCCTTATTGTTTTGATGGCGTGGTCTTCGCTGTCAATGTCACGCTTGTTAATCTCGCGCATAAGAACCCTTACGGCTTCTTCTTCTTCGATCCTCCCTGCGGCTACAAATCCACCCATGAGACGAGCGGCTCTAAGTAGGGTGTTGTGTTTGTCTCCGTCATCGCATTGTCGAATCATGCGGCATGCGAGGTTCAGCTTCATGTAATCTGTTACTGCCCCTACCCTTGCTTCCTGCACTTGTTCGCTACGCTCGGAGGCAAACGCCCCGAACTTCTTGGCTCCAGGATTCGTGATGAGTTCTGGGTCGTAAGACTCAAAACAAGCGCGTGACTCGTTTACTCCAGACTCATCTACCTCCAGATCGTATTGCTTGCGGAAATAATTCTTGAGAGCTCGGAAGTGATCGCGGTGTCTCTCAGGGTTTGTAATCCTTACCAGCGCCTTGAGCCCGTCACCCGATGGAGAAACCCAACAGGCGTAGACGTAAGAGTCAGTACCCAATACCGCCTTGGATTTTTCAACGTCGATATGATCGAAGTCCAGAACAATAAGTCCGCTGTGGTCAAACAGACCCTCGTCACTGCGATCCGAGAACTCACCGCTAAAGCATACAATCGGGAGCTTCTTCTTTGCGTCTTTATCTCCATTACGGATGTCTTCAATCGTGGTTTTCGACTGGCCCTCCCTGATTCGGTCCAAGGCTGTGATAACTTCCACTACGTGAGGGTTGTTCTTGTCGTAGAGGTTCTGGAAGAATGTTACTTTCATCTGTGTATTGATCTTTAATGATGTACTGGAGGTATTCAATTGCTTTCAGGATGTCCTCCTTCCCACCCTTCTGTTTGTGTCTACAGACATACTTGATGACGTTAGCCTCCAAGAACGGTATGTCGTTAGCTACAATGAACTCCACTGGGGGGATGTTCATGTCATAATGTTTAGGCTTCATATGGCGTTGCTGTTTACGTATCCTACTATCTTCTTGTCACGAACTTTTTTTATCAGAATTCTCTTTTCACCCTTGTGGTTTTTCCCGTAGAATTCATTCCTGAGCCTGTCCATCGTGTACTTACTATGAGCCATTATGTCGGCAGGAGTATCATATCTACATACCGCCCAGGTGGTTCGGTTGTATACCTGTTTCCCTTTCTTGATTTGAATGTCAAGCGTTAACGAGTATATCGGGGGCCTTGAGTCCTGCATTCCACTTTCTTTTGAGCTTACTAGCTATCCATGTCATATCTACTCTACTCTCTATTTTATCCCATGAATCTTCTTTTGTCATGATGACGCAGTTGTCACCTTCTTTGTTTGGTATGAATAGAAGAAGGAAGTCTGTATTGAATTTTGGCATCGATACGGTAAAGTCCTTGTCGTAGTTCTCTGCGTGAACATGGAACGTCATTGTCCTCCCGTTCTTTTTACCAGAGAAAATTTGGGGGCTGAGAAACTTGACATCTCTCAACCCCCATTCTATTGCGGCGAATGCGCCGAACCCCTTAGAAAGGGAGATCGTCTTGGGCAACTTGTGCATTCTGTGCGGCTTTTTGTTCGCGCTTCTCCTTAGCGGCTTCGCTGTTAGGGTTGAAGACACGGGCGCACGCCTTGCCATTCTTGCTCATAAACAAGGTGACATAGACATTTCCACCGCGACCTTGGTCATCCCGACGGGTGACGTACTGATCGAGCATGTCCTTGAGTTCGTTGTCCTTGAGTCGGACGGACCAGCTCATCAGCTCGTTGTTGTCGTTGTACTTGGGTTCGTCAGCCCAGCCGACGAGAACGGAGTCATACTTAGTATCGCTCATAGTATAAAGTTGATTAAAATTGAAAAAAGGGTTATGAAACAAATATAGATGAATAACATTGTCGCTCCTATAAAAATGTGCGGTAGCAACTTAAATCTTGAATTTGAGGTAGTCTTTCTTTGGGGCGGAACCTTCGGAGAGGAATCTGTGAATGCGCTCAACTGCATCGTTGAATTTCATTTCCCCAGCAAAGAGAGTTTCTTCTGAGCATTCTACAATTGCTGGGAGGTAAGGGAACGTCTTCTCTTGGACGAGCCAATAAAACTCGTCTACGCCGAAGACCTTAGCGTATATGTATGCTTGAATGTCGTAGCAGAAGTCGCGGACACTGTACCTAAACTTAGACACTGCTTTCGTAGACTTCGAGTCCACGATAAACCCATCGCCAAGACAATCAAGAAAACCTTTTACTCTGACTGGTCCGAGCATCTCATTGAACTCAACTTGGTAGTTTCCGCTCGACAAGTATTGGTCGGCGAGCCCGCATTCTTCGAGCCTGTCGATCATGTCGTTCGCCATCTTCCAGTCTTCAGGAGATACGAGCTTCTTGCCATTGGACTCAGCCTCTTCAATCATATCCGACTTGAGTTTCTTGAACTCAGTAGACATACTGGGGCGCTTCATCTTCCTGACCGCATCGGTACACAAGTTCAGGATCTTGTCATCTGATACGACAACGTATAAATCCATTGCCTTATCACGTTCGAACAAGAGCATATCGTAGAGTGTACCAAACTCCAGAGCAGGAGACTCGAACTTGAGTTCTTTCTTCATGTAGAGGTCGAACTGAGCCATGTCGGTCAGAGCAACCTTGAGGGAGGAGTACGACAAGTGTGACTTGCCGTACCGCTCTTCGAGGGCTGATGGGATATCAATCATTTTTTCTTCAGTGTGTATTTAGGTTCTTTACCCTCACGGATGAGGAACATATCAATCGACCTTAGGGCTTCTTTCTCTGTCCCGTAGAAGTGGCGAAGCTTCTTACCATTGACCACTTTGTTTACGAGATAGAACTCAAACGAGATTTTGATGGACGCTTCTACTACGCCAGAATACCTCGTTACCCCAGGGGCTACACGAGTCTGTATAATTGACTTACTCGTGATCATCTTTCTTGACTTCAGGTCACAGCCCCCATGCCGCTCAAGAAGCGGGACGGTAATAAACTCCACCCCGTTCTTGAACTTGTTGGTCTTGATTGATATGTCCTCAAACTTGATCATCGTACAAATTTCTTCAGACCTTCCTTCTGCTTGTCGGTCAGCTCGTCACCGTACTTGGCGAGGATACTGTCGTAAGCTTTCTGTTTGTCGGTCTGTCCCTTGACGTAGTTCACAGCTTTATCCATGATCGACGTGTCGGACTTGGGTTTCCGATTAGTAGCGGGTTTCGACTCTTGTTGTGCAATCGCATCCGACACTTCATTCGCTGAAGCGATAGAAGTATCAATACCGATACCAAGCATAGCCAAAGCCCGCCCTACGGCTGACGTCTCGCAGTTCTCGACGTAGCAAGTTTTATTGATGTTGCTCGATCCGCGCTCCTCGTGAGCGTGACCAGTAGCAATGACTTTACCCTGCGGGGTGGCAATTGTGCACTTACACACGCACATCTCGCTGTCAAGGACAGGGAACTCTGTTATGATGCTGTACTCCTTGAGGCTGTCCTCTTGGCGCAGGTACTTGATACGCTCGTTAACCTCGACGTACTGCTTACCACGGATGTTGGTAGTCTTAAACTTGTAGTTGCTCATTGTTTTTGGGGTGTTGGGATTGAATTGAGTTCGTTGCGGAGCATTGCGGCTTCCTGTTCTAAGATGTAAATTTTGTTTGTGATTTCAGCGAGTTTGTCTGCCTTACTTGATGCGGATAACCTGTTGTCTACAATCATCGTCGCCGTTTCGTATAGCTCTTTGTATCCCTTCCAGTAATCTAAATTGTCATGATGATTAAGCATCATATGTGCTACTGTCGATCGGTCTCTACCAAGGACATCCGCTACCTCTTGTTGTGTGTCAGCCCACTGTAATAGGGCGCATCCAATAGCATTACGTGCTTTTACTTGGTCTGATGTTCGGGTGTTGTCGGGGCGAACCCCTATTGATGTGTAGTATGTTTCAATAGCTGATAACATCAACAGTCGTTTGTTGTGTGGATTGAATTTCATTCTGTGAATTTAGTGTGTATTTGGTAAAAATCCAAGAAAAGGACAGACTTTGTTTCTTCGGGCCACTCACGGCCTGTCACAGGCTCTCCCTGAGCACCATCCGTCCGTCCCGCCTGTCAGCGTTCTGACTTGGCTTCCTTGGCAATGGCCTCAAAGATGGCGGCGTACTTAATCATGGCAATCATGACGCTCTCCATTTTGTCCCTGAGGTTGTGCATCTCGATCTTGACTCCATCGTCGTAACCGAAGATGTCACATCGCTCATCAATGAACTTGGTGGCGATACTGTTATTATGGTCAATGAACTGATTAAGGTGCATTGGTGCTGGCACCTTCAGCCAGTTATCGATATCGTCTTCTATGATGTCTTCACAGGCAAACACCTTGGCGATAACATCCTCTTTTGAATTGTCAGCGGTCATGGCCGCTACAATCTTGATGGCTCTTTCATTCGTCATATTCTCGGTAATAAATGAGGGTTGGCAACCCTTGACCACGTTCAACCGCGAGGCTGTGGCTAGGGGTGACGCAGATTTCTCCGCTAATGGTTTTGTATGCCCAGATGGACTCGGTGGTGGGGTTGTTCACTATCATCACTTGATTGGTTTTCCGTATAGTTCGTCTTGGAGGGCTTCAAACTTTTTACGCAAAAGGACGGATTGGGAGTAGTTTACCTCTTTGAGTTTTAGTATAGCCTCGTTTGTAATAGACATCAACCTGTATAGTTGCCTAGTAGTCATTTGCAGGTATTGAATTCTTCAGGGCAAGCAGGAATTTCGTCGCACACCACGCACCAAGTGGTACTGTCTGTGTTGTACTGCTCCCATATTACTGCATAAGCCTTATGAAACAATTCTGCTTCTTGGCAAGTCTTCACCCACCTGTGCTCGCTGTCGAGCTTCCCAGGGGGTGCATATTGCCACGATCCATAGTAATCGGGATATGCCCTGCAAACACTTTGTATGCCTGATTTACCGAAGGGGTAGATGCAAGCCGCTATACTCATGGATAATAGAATAATAGCCGCCCAAGCTACCATAATGTAGAATGATGGTTTTTTCATTTTGTTTGAGTTATGTGGTAAAAGGTCCCATCAAACCAAAGATTGAACCCGTACCTCCGCAAAGGTATAGAGTCGGCTTCGTGTTTAGTGATTCGAGTGAACTCTTCTTCTGCTACGGTGCGGTATTGAGTGGTAAACCAGTATGTGCTGTTGTTTTCCAGTTCAACCTTAGTCCATGTGTTCAGACTCACTGAATTCGGAGTCCACGATACATACTGAATCTTCGGCTTCACTGCACAGCCCATCAGCAAGCATGCGGTTAAAAGCACGAAGACGAGCCTCAAGAGAGGAGACCAATAGTTCGAGAATAATTTCATTTTGTCGTGTTGGATTAGATTCAAATCTGTCATATGCCTTGTCTACTTGTTTGCGCAAAGCGTTGATGTAATTAGCGGTTATCATTGTTCTTTTTCAATTATGTATAACCCCCACAAGAATGTTTTGCGGGTGATTTTCACCCTAGATGTATGTACTCTGTCATCACTCGGTTCTGTGTAAACCCAATCTTTTCCGTTCCATGTGTAATCAGATTTCAGAAATTCAGTCCACCTGCGAGTCACCGCAATCTTCGTTCGGTTAGGGAACAGGTCTTCTTCTTTTAGCTCTCGCCACATGACCTGTCCATCTCGCCTCGTGTTTTTTCTTACGAATTGAATCAGGGCTTCATCTTCTTTATTTGACCACCCGCTTCTACGTGTCGGCTCGTTAAGACCACCCGCCCTTTTGTATTTATCAAGCGCAACCCGAACAGACTGGTGAGAAATTCCAAAATCCCTTCCAATTTGCCTCAACGTGCACCCGTCTTTGTGCGCCTCATAGAGGGCCTCGTAGTCAAGCTTATGTGAAATTCTTTTTGACGAGCCAATCGAGCTGATGTTATAGTCGCTTCTAAGCTTGGAAGAGTGCGCCCCAATGGATCGACCTGAAATAAGCTCTGAATTTTTGACTTTGTAGGAAAGAAAGTTTCCGTTTTTGTCTCTGTACTTGTCGTACAGTTTAATCAGTCTTTCTTCCTCTTCAATAGTCCAATATTTACGTTTCATGTCTTTTTGTTTATCGGTTATCATGTGCGGCGAGTAATTGCTTTTCGAGTGAGGCTATGGTAGCCTTCAGAATTTTTGTTTTCGACCTCTCCTCGACATACCTGTTATGCAAGGAGTTGCATGAGGATGAGATTGCCGCCATCTCGTCTGCTACGCTGTCGATGAAGACTCCGATGTATTCGAGGTCAGGCGAGATGCCACCTTCATCATAAGAGGCGTACCAGTCGATGAGCTTCTCGATGCGCTTCTGTGCGCCCTCGATCGAGGTCTCCATTACGGGGACTGTTTTGCTGTGTTTGACAGGGACAGGGATGTTCGGGAGTGTACCCACCAGGAACGCCTTAATTACCCTCGCGTCCTCGAAGTCATCGTCCTCTACGTTCTCAGACCAAAGCAGTCGGTTGACCGCCTCGATAGCCTGTGCCGCCGTGAACGTCTCGTTCGGGAGCGGGTTGTCGATGTTGTTCAGTTCTTCTTTAATCATGTTCATTCATGTTTATGAGCAGTCGCTCAGTGATTATGTCCCATGCCCACATGTCGTTGTGGTCTGGTGTTTTTAGAATATCTACCTCAAGGAGGTGTTCAACGATGTCGCTGGCTATGACCCGTGCTTCGTCTTCAGTCATTTCAAAATCCATTTGTCCTGTCTTTGTGGCGGGTAGGGGGGTTATCGATTGCTCTGTTGTGTGTAGCGTTGATGTAGCTCGTTGCCATCTCTTCAGCCACTCGGTATGCGGAGTCAGCTAACTCCTGAGCTACTGGGTCGTCGTGCTTTTCGAGGCGTTCAATCACGCACTCGATCAGGTTGCGACACACGATAGCTCTGTCACGTAGCTCGTATTCGAGCAACACTTCTCTGTATTCATTCATCTTCGTGCCAGATTTTAATGAGTCGCTTCTCTTCGTTCTTGTACCGCTCGTACAGCTCAGACTCGCTGAGCGGATTGTCCTCGTCTTCGTATCCATCCTCGTCGACGGGGTATCGGTCGGGCTCGTCACGCAGGAGCATAGCGAGACCATCGAGCCAGTCGGCGTTGTTCTCGTGCAGAGCCAGTTGCAGTCGCATCTCCACGACCATCTCGGCGATGTCGCGTGGCTTCATGTAAGCAATGCTGTCGAGTTCGCGCTGGACGCGCTCCTCCTTGAGGGGTTGGTTGGGTTTGCTGTAATACATAGCGTTGTGTGTTTACTTGTTCTTGAGGTATTCTGCCGTCTCGTTGAGGTTCTTGTGCATAGTCTTCTTAGCTTCGATTTCGACCATCTTCTCGCCCATGACCCATCCGAAGATGAACTCCGCAAGGTCTACCCTGAAGTTCTCCATCTCCGTGCCGTCATCTTCGAGCGTGTCGGTAACGATATGATCGAGTGTGCTCCAGATGTCGTTGAGGAAGTCCTCAGCCTCGTCAATCACATCGGCGATTCGGTTTAACTGCATCCGTTGCCCCTTGGTGAGGAGGTCTTTTGTGGTTGTTACGTAGTAGCTCATGTCTGTGAGTGTTTGTTTGTGTTGGTGATGCGGGAGGGAATCGAACCCCCATAAACCATTCGCATCAGGTGGTAGGTTTGGCACCTTCGGCACCTACCATGTGAGGAGATTTCGACCTGACCCCATTCGTCGGACACGTCCAGTCGGGGGCTACCTCTCACGCCGCTCATCCATGAGGTGTCAGCCTCCGATGAGTGTTGCCCCTCTTTCTGACACGTAGGCAACAGGTGTGATGCGGGAGGGAATCGAACCCTCCGACCCCCAGACACACAAGGGTCAACCATTCGCATCATGAGGGTGTCAGCCCTCGAAGTTTACATTCGCTTCAAGCCAGTCACTGAGGTCATCTTTATCCTCCACCCCATTCACATGGTTGTCCTGTTCGGCGAGGATGCTGAACCTCTTTTCGAGGTCGATAGTGTGGTCGGTGCGGGTGCGACCCGCCTCTTCCTCTGCTCGACCCGCCTCATCCTGCGGATACGGGGATCGACCCTCCTTGTCGAGGTAGTACGTTATCTCATCTTGGTTGCGACCGAACTCGGTGATGGAGGACGGACATTGAACACTGTCGTTCTCCGCCATATCCAAGGCACGGGACTTCATGTACTCCACGCGGACCAGGTTCAGGTAGACACATCCGCGTCCGTGGTTGAAGGTCATCATCACCCCGTAGGTAGCGGGGTCATGGTCGTGCCGCTCGGCGAGAGCCTGTGCTTCACGCAGGAAGTCCGCCCAGTACGAGTACGCACCCTTAGGGTCTGTGGGCCCAACCACGATGCTCTCCGCGTCATTGGCGAGGTAGTAGTACCCATAGGATTGCGGGTTGAGCAGGGCATCACAGGTGACGATGTCCTTTCCGAAGGAGACGGCGCGACCGATGGACTCGGCGAAGGCGCGGGTGTTAGTGTTGTTGTTCATCATTGCTCTTGTGTTTTTTCTTGCGTGTGTACTTGGACTTGTCTTTGTGTACTCGGTTAGCGGGTTGCTTGAAGTACTTGCCGTCAGGCAGGGTCTTGTTCAAATTCATTAGGCAGGGTGCCAAAAGTTTTGTAGTTGAGGTGGGGGTTCCACTTCTTCATATCCTCCACAATCTCGCGGGCCTTCATCCGTGAGTAGTCGATCTTCTGCGTCTCTGTCCCTGCCCGCTGTGGAGAGGGGAGCTGGATGAAGCGAGTGAAGGGGCCTTCTTCGTCATACATGGCGATGGTGTAGCCCTTCTCCTCGTTGCGGATGGCACGAGCGATGGAGTTGACGTAGCCTTCTACTGCGTCGAGGTATGCGATGAGTTTGCGATTCATGTCTGTAAGTGTTTAGAGTTTGTCTTCGTACATATCGAGGATGCCTTCCATGATGTCCCTGAGCGCACTTGCTGGGCGGTCTTGCCAATTCACGGACGGAGGTATCTCTTCGAGCCAGTCCCGCATCATGCTCATGAAGCAGATGTGAGTGTGGATGGCAACGTCAGGATGAACCCTGTCTCGGTTGAGGTCGGCGATGTGTGCCTCGGTGGATGATGGTTGCTTCATGTGTGTGAGTGTTTTGAATGTTCCGTGGCATCATTGCCGTGGACAAAGTTACAACGTTTGTTCCTTATTTCCAAATTTATTTTGCTACCCCTTTAGGGGTAAAGGTTCAGTAGGTGATTGAGTGCAGGAGTTCCGTGTCACTCATGACCCCCGCCTCCTTGAGGAAGCAGATGGAGTGGTTCACAGGCACACCCTTTGCGGTCATGTCCTTGATGAATTTGTTTGCCTCGTTCATGCGGTCAATCTCGTCGAGACCTTCAAACTTCTTGCGGCAGTTTTCGAGTGCTTGTTCGTGTCTGTTCATGCGTTCTGTTCTTGTGCGTTCATGTTTGCTTGTGCGAGGATCCGTTCCATGTCATACATGGAGTAGTCAGCCTCCTTGATACCCTCAAGTTGGGCGGCAAGGGCGTAGAACATCCGCTCTCGGAGCGGGTCGTCCTCGACCTTCCATCCCTGAAGGAGTTGGTCGATGAGTTCCTCGACCATGATTTTGTGTGTGCGGTTCACGTCCGCTTCTGTGTACTTGTTCATGCGTATTGTGTTTCAGTTTGAATGCGACTTCCGTTCAGCCACACGAGTCGCTTGCAGTTCTGCACAGGGAAGTAGTGGGTGCAAGAGTCGTCGATGTCGACCATGACATTCTGTGGGTACTCAAGGTTACGCACCACCTCTGCGAGGCAGTCGTAGCAGGAGATGAGGCTGTTGAGGACGTACTTGAGGTCTTCGGTGAGGACGCCATCGCCAGTGTAAACCTGACTCTTGAGGCGGTTGACTTCGAGACTGATACCCTCCTCTGCCATGCGGATGGCGGTGGACTTGTGTGTGATGGTGCGAACCATGTCGTCCATCTGGTCGTAGACCACGACACCATCGCCGAGCATCACCCCGTCATACACTTGGATAAAGAGTGTGTGTACGGAATCGAAGTCAACACCTGCAAAGTCAGGGGAAAAAGCGTCAAGGGCGAAGCACACCTTGTGCCACCCGCCGTACTTACACTCGTCATGGATGACATTGACACACTTGGGGTCAACCTCGAAGTCTTTGCACAGACCCTCGTAGTGTTCGTGCATGTCGTGAATCCATTGGTCGATGTACTCCTCGACAAGAGCCTTGCCGAGTTCGGGGGTCACCACGTCCTCGACGCGGCGGCAGGTGGTGTCGGAGTAGCCCGTGTTCATGCCACCGATGGAATCGATGACGAAGTAGTGAGGGGCGGTGCGGAGATTAGTCTTCATGTGTGTGAGTGTTTTGAATGTCGTTGGCAGAACTGCCGTGGACAAAGTTAATGCAAATGTTCGTATCTACCAAATTTATTTTCTAAGTTGCTGATTTACAGTGAAGGATAGTCATGCTTGCTCGGCCTCCAACGTGGGCCATTCGCCTCTGCCTCTTGGATGCGCTTGAGCAAATCCTCCAGAGGCTCACGCTGGGCGTTGGTGTAGTCTGCGTAGAAGTGAGGGGCAAGAACCCATGCGAGAATCTCACGGACACCCACAGCCGTGCCGAGGTAGTTGTCGTCCATGCTTCCGCCATTGAAGCGGCCACGCAGTTCGGTGTTCTCCCTGAAAAACTTGCCGCTGTCGTTGTTGTAGTCGAGGATGTCGAACAGGTCATCGAACAGGTTCTCCTCGTTGCGGACGTAAGTGTCGCCAGTCTTGGCGCACTTGATGGTGTATGTAGCTGTTGGTCTCATGTCTTTGTGTATTAGTTGAAGGTGTATCCGCACTCGTTGCAGAATTCGTAGGTGTCGCTGTACTCGACGTCTTCCTTGCCGCAGTTGGGGCACTCGTCGACCTCGTACACACACGCCAGATCGATGAACTCTGTGTGTCCACGATTGGGGCTGTCGTCCTTGGGGAGGAACTCGTCGAGCACCTCCATGACCATGTCAATCCTGTCGGATACGTTCTTGGTCATGTCACACCCCTTGAGTTTGCGGTTGATTCGGATGGCGAGGTCGCGCTTGTAGGATTCGTAGCTGTAGCTCATGGGTCAGAAGTATTTGTGGATGAGTGTGTGCAGGAGAAGCTGGTTCTCAATCTTGTTGATGTTCTTGTCGCGCAGGAGAAGTTCCACCACTTCGGGGACCTCAATTACGAGGTTGGGGTTCACTTCGCATTCAGCGCAGACGCCGAGGAAATCGTTCTTAGTCATGTGTCTGTGTGTTAGAGTGTGAGTATGGTGTAGGCTACGAGCGCAGTTACGCTCAAAAACACTGCCCCTACAATGGCAATGGCGCGGTTATCTTCTGTCATGCGTCTGTGTATTTGAGTGTGATTTGAATTGCCTCACCCAGCATCTTGCCGAGCGGGTTGATGTCTGCACCCTTGGATGCAGGGACAGCTATGAAGAACATGTCTGCCACCATGAGTGCCTGTTGCACCTTCTGAATTTCTTGGTCGGTCATGTGTGTCTGTGTTAGAGGGTGATTTCCTTGCTGTTCTCGATACTGTAGATAGCCTTCTCTCCGCGCTCCCTGCCGAGGGACTTTGCCACGGAGATGTCATCCACGAGGGTGGTCACGTCGAAGACAATGTCCTCGCCATCCACCCATGTGCCGACACACAGGGGGTGTTGGGGCATCCATCCGTGTTCGTATGCGGCGGCCCAAGTCTGCTCGAAGAGCCGCTTGAACTCCTTCCACAGAACCTGTGGGTGTGTGTTGCGGAACACCTCGTCAACACCATCCCACTCCACCATGGACAGGCGGACTTCAGGCACACAGCCACCGACTGCGTGACCCCAACAGGGGCGCCAAGGGTCGGTCGGCATCTTGTCGTAGTTCAGGGTGCCAGACTTGAACGTGTAGCGTGGGTGTCCTGGTGTGAGCAGGATGGTGTCACCGCCGTCAGCGAGGGTGCGACCGAAGGACTCAGCGATGAGCATAAAGTGGGGGTATTCGAAAGTCTTCATGTGTGTGAGTGTTTGAAGGTGAGAGACACAGGAGGAATCGAACCTCCGCCTTTCGGACGAGTCACAGCCGTCCAGTTGGCCTCCAGTGTGTGTGTCTAAAACAGGTTCTGCCTGTTCCGCAGTTAGGAGCGTCCTCCCTCTGCTATCGGATACAGCCTCCGATGGGACTA